GCCAATCTCTATCACTGGTGTTAATCGTCTAAACCTTTCTACTCGTAAGCCGTTTGTTGATCAAACTGGTAGCCAAGTAGAGTACACTGCGATTGTAACCACTGACGCTACAACTGACGGCGCTGGCGCGGTTACTCTTACAGTAACTGGTCCTGCTATCTTTGAAGCTGGTGGTGCTTACAATACTGTAACTCGCGCACCTATTGCGGGCGATGTTGTTACCCTTCTAGGTGCAGCAGATACCATCAACCAGCCAAACCTATTCTTCCACCGTGATGCATTCACCATTTGCTCTGTGCCAATGGAGAAGCTAGACGCGCAGGATACTCTAGGCATGACTGAGGATGGCTTGCAGATGCGTGTATCTAAAGGCTCAGACTTTGAAGCTAACCGCAACAAACTACGTATTGACCTACGTCCAGCATTTGGGGCTATGAACCCATTCATGGCTGGACATGGTTACGGCGTAGCTTAACCGCTAGGGCGCATCTTTCGGGGTGCGCCCATTCATTTATAGGAAGCCCATGCTAGCAACATATAAAAAGCCAAACGGCAAAACCATTGAAATCAATGAGAATAAAGACTCTATTAAACTTGCCCAGTCATTAGGCTGGAAGAAGCAAGGAAAAGAAGAGCTGAAAGCTAGTGACGGTGAGCTTGATACTTTGAAGGATCGGGCTAATGAATTCGGTGTATACGATTCTATTAATTGGAATATTAAAGGCAAGCGAAAGCTAAGCCATATCAAGGCAGATTTAGAGAAGGCAATCAATGATAGCCAAGCAACTGATAACTAATGCCTTAAAAGACCTAGGTATTCGAATAGCGGATTTAAATAGCTCTGGTGAAACGGGCACGGCTATAGTTGAGGCCGCTTTAAGAAAGCTTAGGATTAAAGCATCAAACACCCCTCTTACAGGAGATGAGCTGTCAGATGGTATTGAATGCCTTAATGATATGCTTACAGAGTGGAAGTATGACGGCGTCGATCTTGGAGTGTCATCTGTAACAACGGGCGCGACAGATTTACCAGACTGGTCATTGAGTGGGGTAAAAAATGGACTGGCAATTAGGCTCGGCACTGAATACGGCGTGGCGATCAGTGATTCTTTGTCATTGTCCGCTCAGTCAAGTGTCACTCTTTTAAGGGAGCGGACAAGCCCAACTTTATTGAGTGACGGACTAGAGGTGCTTAACGGTCTTTGCTTGGAGCTGGACGCAAAAGGGACTCGATTGGGATATCTGAATCCTCAAGATGTGAGCGAGGAAACAGGACTGCCTGATTGGTCTATTCCTTACATTAAGACCACTCTCGCCATTAGAATGGCTCCTCTTGCTGAAAAGCAGGCTACTCCAGAATTAGTTAGAACCAATAGACAGGCCCGTAAGCACTTCTATTCAAAAGTTGCTAGAACCCCTGTCAGCTCAATGCCTTCAATTCTCCCAATTGGATCGGGCAACGAAAAATACACATACCAAACACATCATTACGACGAAAGCCCAGATTTACTGGGGACCGATGTTGATTCAATTGACACTGGTGAAGACGTTGATATTTCTTTAAGAGAGGATACTCGCTATGTCGAACAGTAGACCCGCAACTCCTATTAACCGATTAGCGTCTGCATCATCTGTTAATGAGCTTGATCTTGTTCCTTTATGGTCAAATGTTAACGCCGCCACTCGCAAAGTGACTTGGCAGAAGATCATTGATGACCTAAAGCTTGGAAGCTCTGAGAATCCGGTAATTCTAAATCTAACTAGCAATAAGACGCTAAACGCAGACGAACTGCAAACGATCGATATTTTGTTTTGTGATACGACAGCAGGTCCTTTTCAAGTCTCACTTCCTTCTGTTTCCGAGCTGGCTGCGGGGGACTCTATACGAGTTAAGCGCTCGGACGGTACAAACAACACATTGACCGTCATGCCGTTCGGAGCTAATACGATTGACGGTGATCCGGAGTTGACACTGAGTGGCATGGAGTATCCAAGCGTCCAGTTAATTACTGATGGCTCTCAATGGTATATGTTCAATGCCTAAGACGGACTTAGTTGTCACAAGCGGGTTTTATGATACCCGCACCCCGTTTGGCCAATCACTGCCAGAGAATTTAGTTACAATTCAGAGGCAGGGTGCAGCTATTCAGGATCAATATGTTGTTCAGCAAAGAAGTTTGCAACCGATTGACTCTATTAACCTACCTACTGGAAATTTGAGGGGCTGGTGTTTTCATAAAGGGGATTTGTACGCATATATAGGAACAGATCTTTACAGATATGATGGTAGCTGGGTGTTAATCACAATCAGTTATGCTGAGCCTCCTATTGCAGAATTAACAACACAGCCAGTTAAGATGGTATCCAATGGACTGGTGATTTGCGCGCTTGGTATAGGGTCTGGCTCAGGCGCTGAGGACGATTATTATATTGACACAGACACTGTCCCCGCAGTTGGTGTAAGAATAAACACTCGTACAGGCGGTGTTTATGACACGCTTACTAATGGACAGGGGGCAACAGATGTAACCTTTTTTGATGATTATTTTGTGTTTGTTTCAGCAGAAGCTAGCACTATTTTTCATGGAACTCTGCCCACTGTTATGGATGGGACCGACATAAACGGAACGGACTTTCAGAAGATTTATGCTCAGCGGGATGAGTTGACCGCTTTATTTCAGATCAATGGACAATTAGCAGCTTGCTCTAGCAATCACATAGACTTTTTTCAAAATGTGGGCTCTGATAATTTCGCCTTCCAATTATTAAAAGGACAGACATTTAGTCTGGGCGTGGCCAATCGTTCTGCGTGGACACAGATTGGTGATGATGTAATGTTTTATGGAAAGTCTGAAGATGGCTTTTTGGGTGTTTATACGGTAAAGCAAGGCAAGATTTCAAATGATGCAGTTGATTCGATTGTGAATGGAGTGGCTAATAGCGAGGATACCAGTTATTGCATGAGTTATTCGCTTGATGGCCAGTTGTTCGGAGTGATAACTACAACAGGCAACCAGTTTGATATAAATGACCCTGATGGATTTAGTTACTCCTACAACTTTACAAATAAGACATGGGCAAAGCGCTCGACGCGCTCAGTTCGCGATGGGTTTCCAGATGTGTCTACAAGCTATATTTGGTGGCCAAAGGATGCCTTCTTGCTTGATGATACATTGTATTTTATCGGCTATTTCGATAGGCAATTTGGTTCATACAATAAAAATTACTTAGCATCCACTGATTCTAATTATCTGGGAGATTTTGGCACGGGTACTTACGATCCTAATATTTACGAGTGCACCACACAGATATTAGAGGATATTGGCGAGGGTATAATTGTTAATGAGGTTGGCATCTATTCTCAAGGCATGGAAGGACAAGTGGTGGAGCTATCATATTCTGATGACGACCTTGAGAATTTTACTAGCCTTGGAGAGATAACCGTATCAGATATAGGCATTCCATTAAGGCCTTTGGTTGAATGGCGCAGATTAGGATACACAAACAAAGCAAGGGTATATAAGTTTTCGTTTGGCGCTCGCACCTTGAATGAGGGGACGCCCTATCAAATATTAAAGCCTTATATGAAGTGGGAGCCAGCAGGTGCCTAAGTTCGAAGGAGTGCAGACAGATTGGCCTATATTTTCCGATTTTACTAATGATGGAAAGATAAATGGGCCATCCTCGCAATGGCTTTCTGAATTAGTGGGCAGGCTTAATAATGCATTAGTTTTGGAGTTTGCAGGCAACCCAGAGGGCAATGTTACAGGAATAATTAATCAGCTTTGTCGAGATACTACAGGCGGACCACCAGTGCTCTACATTAAAACGACAGACGGGGGTAATACTGGATGGGTAGCAGTTTAGAGAAGATCGAAAAGAGAGAGGCTTTTCGATATTGCGATGAGGAGTTGTTTTCTCGCATTGCTGAGGATGGCTCGCCATTTTTAGAGTCTAGCTTTCCTGATGCTGATTATCTAGGAATTATTAAAGATGGCGAGCTGGTCGGGTTCTGGAT